TAAATATAGTTTATCTATGTTGTGAGGTTAGAACTGGAAAAACTTTAATGGCTTTAGAAACTGCAAAATTATTCGGAGCTAACAAAGTTTTATTTTTAACTAAGAAAAAAGCGATTAACTCGATTTTAAGCGATTTTAAGGCTTTAAATTATAATTATGAACTAACTGTTGCAAATAATGAAAGTGTTCATTTAATCAAAGATAAATATGATTTAATTATAAGTGACGAACACCACAGAAACGGAGCGTTTCCAAAACCAAACAAAGCAACTAAGATAATTAAGGAAAAGTTTAGTAATTTGCCTTTTATCTTTTTAAGTGGTACACCAACTCCTGAAAGTTATTCACAAATATATCATCAGTTCTGGTTATCTAAACACACACCTTTTAAGAATTATATTAATTTTTATAAATGGGCAAAAGATTTTGTAAATGTTAAGCAAAAGCATTTAGGTTACGGTATTATAAATGATTATACAGATGCTAATCAGGAAAAAATAAAATTAATTACAGATAAGTATATAATTACATTTACTCAGGAAGATGCAGGATTTAAAACTAATGTAAAAGAAACTATATTAGAGGTTGAAATGCACCCAGTTATTTATAAAATAGCTAAAGAATTGAAAAAAAATAATCTTTATCAAGGTAAAAATGATTTAATTTTAGCAGATACTGCGGTTAAATTAATGAGTAAATTACATCAGCTATATTCAGGAACTGTTATTTTAGAAAGTAGTAACGGTATTATTTTAGATGATTCTAAGTTAGTATTTATAAATGAAAAGTTTAAAGATAATAAGATAGCTATATTTTATAAGTTTCAACAAGAATTGGAAATGATTAAATTGTTTTATCAGGATAATATTTGTTTTGATTTAGAAACATTTGATAGTACCAATAAAAACATAGCCTTGCAAATAGTATCGGGGCGTGAGGGAATTAGTTTGAAAAATGCAGACTATTTAATTTATTTAACACCTGATTTTTCTGCCACTTCTTACTGGCAGTCACGAGATAGATTAACTACAATGGACAGAAAAGAAAATAATATATTTTGGATTTTTGCAAAAGGAGGGATTGAATCCTATATTTATAAATCAATAATGGCTAAGAAAAATTATACACTATCACAATTTAAAAAAGACATAAAATGAAAGAATCACAAATACAATCTAAAATAATAAAAAGATTAGAAAAAGAGGGCTGGGAAGTAATTAAATTAATACGTACCTCTATGATAGGCATTCCTGATTTAATGGCTTTAAAGGATGGTAAATGTAAGTTTATAGAAGTAAAACAAACTATTGGAATATTATCAGAGATTCAAAAACTAAGGATTAAACAATTAAAAGGCAGAGGTTTCGAAGTATTAGTTTGGACTGATTTTGAAATAGAATTTAATAGATAACTATTTAGAATAATTATAAATAACATTTATTTTATATCATTTTGTTGTATATCTAAAATTAAGTTGTAGATTTGATCTCAGATAACAACAACAAAAAAAATAGAAATTATGACAACTCAATTATCAAAAAACTGGAATAAATTAGAAAGAAGTGAAAAATTAGAAATTATTGAAAATGCTATCAATATGTGTAACACAAACGAGGGTTTTTTAATGTTAAGAACTTGGGCAAAAGATAATTCAATAACAGCTCACGTTCAAACAAATTTAGACAATCATCTATGTACTGAAGCCGTATCACAGGATACTTTAATTTCTTTATTTGGAGAAAATTATAACTTTAAAGAAGAAGACGCTGAGGTTATTTTGGTTTGGATGGAAAATCAAATATAATTATAGAAACCATGAAAAAATTAGAGCAACTTTGGGATTATATATCCTTTATATTATGTGGGAATCAAAAAAACTTATTTAAATATTAAAGTTATGAGCGAATTTAAAGGAACAAAAGGAAAGTGGGAGTTTAGAGATGGTTATGCAATGGATATTGTAACATCAGATAGTAGAAGTTTTAGAATTTTTAACTTAGGAACAGAGAAAGAGGCATTTTTAGCTGATTACCCATTAGTTGAATTAAAATCAAACGCCAAACTAATAGCTACAGCTCCTGAAATGTTGGAAATGTTGGAATTATATGCAACTTTAAACGCAAACCACTATAAAGAATTTTCAGGTTTTATTTTAAAAACGAGAGAACTAATTAAAAAAGCAACATCATGAATAACGAATTTTTATTAATCTCAGTATTATTATTATCACTTATTGTTTTTGTGCTTTGTATAGCTTTATACATAGCTATATCAGTAGGTATGGAACTTAGTGAAGAACTTGAAAAACTAAAACATGACAAAACTTTATAACGTTGACCAGATAGCTACGCAATTAAATATTAGTGTTAAGGCTGTCAGGAATAAGATTTATAAAATAGGCTTGAAAAAAGTTAAGACAAAAGACAAAAGAGCTTTGTATAATGAAAATCAAATTGAATCATTGAGTATGGATAACTGTATATATTATCCTTTAAAAACAACAATAACATATTATATTTACGAATCTAAAATGAATAAATCATGAGAAAAATAGCAATGAGATGCACGCAAAAACAGTTTGAGAGTATTAAGGATAGGATAAATATGCCTATTGAGTGTATAGATAGTTTTAATAATTATCCATTTTTAACGAATTGTTATAGAAATGGATACGCAGTATCTAATACAAAAGACTTAACTTGGGAAGCTGAATATTTTCAAACATTCGATGCTGAAATATTCTTAAAGGCTTGTGATAGTTGGGAGGAGGAGAAGATTTGGAGTGGTAGTGAAATGCAATATAAGAATATTAATGGCAAATGGGTAAGTTGCTCATTTGATACTGAATTTAGAATAAAACCACAACCAGACTACTCAAAAGAAATAGAAGCCTTGCAATTGAAAGCAAAAGAAAACGGAATGAAATGTATAATTAATTTTGAGAAGATATGAAACTAATATCGATGACAGATTTTATAATTAGCGAAACTACTAAATCTGACGGAAACAAATATATGCTATGTAATAAGTTTGTTAATTACGCCAACTTCCTAAAACAACATTTAGAACTATGGATGTTTGTTCCTTGTGATGAAGATGATAAAATAATGAGTGAACCTAACGATTATATGGCTGATAAAGGATATTTTGATAAATACCAACAAGCAAAAGAAAGATGTTTGTTTAAGGGGTTTGAATATTGTGAATCACAAAGTATGGGTATTGATTTGAGATTAAATTTATTTATTTCTCCATATTCTAAAAATAGAATTTACTTAACTAAAAAAGAAAAAACTGGTTTTCATTCTTGGTTTGAATTATATACAATAGAAAATTTAGTACAATGTGAATTAACATTAACAAAAACAGCAGAAAAACTAATTGGATTGTAATTTTTTGTATATTTGTGATTCATAATTTTACCCCGTTGGAGTATTTATATTTTTGCGGGGTTTTTTAAAATATAATGTTATGGCTTATGATAAAGATAAAATATTTCCACTTATACTTTTAGAAATTGAAGAAGGTGCTTCTTTACGTTCTATATTAAAACGTGAAGATATGCCAGGAAGAACTGTGTTTTTTGAATGGTTAAATAATAGCGAAGAAAAAGCGAACCAATACGCACGCGCGTGTGAATTAAGAGCTGAAAATATGTTTGAAGATATTTTATCTATTGTTGACGAAAATACAAATGATATAATAACGTTGGAAGATGGAAGGGAAATAATAAATAATGATGTTATACAAAGAGCAAGGTTAAGAGTTGACGCAAGAAAATGGATGTTAGGTAAAATGCACCCTAAAAAATACGGGGATAAAGTAGAGTCTATTAATACAAATCTTAACATCGACGCTGGTAAACTTACAGATGAAGAAATTAAAAAGATAAATGACAATATCGAGAAATCTTACTAATGAAGAAAAGGTATTGAAAGTAAAATGTGATAATTCACTTTTATTTTTTACACGATATATTTATAAAGAGAATCACAGGCGCAATTTTATAATTGCGCCTCATTTAGTTAAAATAACTAAGGCTTTAGAAGATGTTGTAAATGGCAAAACTAAAAGATTAGTTATAAATATACCACCGAGATACGGTAAGACTGAATTAGCTGTTAAATGCTTTATTGCTTGGGCATTATCTAAAAACCCATCTTCAAAATTCATACATTTATCTTATTCGGATGATTTAGCATTAGATAATAGCTCCCAGACAAAGGAATATATTGAAAGCGAAAGTTTCCAGAAGTTTTATCCTATGGAATTGAAGAAAGATGCTCAAGGTAAAAAGAAATGGTTTAATAAAGACGGTGGTGGTGTTTACGCTACTGCAAGCGGTGGAGCTATTACAGGTTTCGGAGCAGGTGTAGCTGAAAGTAAAATATTTAGTGGAGCTATTATTATTGATGACCCACTAAAGCCAGATGACGCTTCGAGTGAGGTCAAAAGGAATTCTGTAAACGAAAGGTATAATAGTACGATTAGGTCACGTGTAAACGATAGGGACACGCCTATAATTGTTATTATGCAAAGACTTCATGAAGATGATTTAAGCGGTTTCTTATTAGGTGGTGGAAGCGGAGAGGAATGGACTCATTTATGTTTGCCAGCGTTAGACGAAAATAACAATCCTTTGTGGGAAGATAAGCATTCTTTTGACGAATTAGAGCAAATAAGACAAGCTAATAGATACAACTTTTCAGGTCAATATATGCAACAACCTTCGCCAGAAGAAGGCGGTGAGTGGCGCAAAGAATGGTTTAGTATTGTGGATAAATCAGAAGTCCCTTTGCAAGCTTTAAAATGGGAGCTTATTATCGATGGGGCATATACTAAGAACACAGCAAACGACCCTTCAGGCTTTCAAATTGGTGCTAAATGGAATAATAACTATGTTATACTAAGCAGTATTGATAAATACTTAGAAATGCCAGAGTTATTAAAATTTATACCTAACTTTATAAGCGCCTCAGGTGTTAATGTTTCAATGACTTTAGTAGAACCAAAAGCATCTGGTAAATCTATTAAACAAATGATTTATAATGAAACAAAATTAAATATTGCAGAAATAAAATCTAATTTTGTAAATCAGAGCAAAATAGAAAATGCAAGAGCGTGTTCCCCTTATATTGAAAGCGGGAGAGTGTTATTAGTTAAAGGCGCTTGGAATGAATCATTTTTGCATCAAGTAGGTATGTTTCCGAATGCGAAACATGATGAACATATCGATTTAACTTGTTACGGTATAGAACGTAATTTAATGAATGATACATTTTTTACATTTTAATAAAAATAAATTTATATCTTTGAATAAAATTCACTATAATGGCTAAAAATAGAATACAGATAGCGTGGGATGTTTTAACTAATCCAAATAGAAATCTATTTAATGAAACGATATATAAAACAGTTGGAGGTTTAACACAGTCTTATAATCCTACTTTAGAAACGTTAATGTTAAAAGGCTATGGTGAAAATCCTGATGTAAATGCTATTATAAACCAAATGGCATCTAAGACTACCAGCGTGCCTTTTTGCGTTAAAAAAATAGAAGATGAAGATTCTTTAAAGAAAATAAAAAGGTATCCTGTAAATACTACTTTTCAACAAAAAAAAGAAATTAAGAAATTACAGTTAAAGGCATACGAAACAGATACGGAAATGCCTATGCCATTAGAAAAACCAAATCCTAACCAATCATGGAAGGATATTTTGTTTTTATATAAAGTTTATTTAAAAGTTTGTGGTAATGTTTATCTATATAAAATGTTCCCTACAATTTATTACTTGCGAAGCCTTAGCGTTTACATCACCAGGATACATTAATAAACTTCCATCAGCCATTTTAAACGGTTCGTTAAAATCAACTGTTTGGTTATTTTCAACCACATGG